GATTTCATCAAAGATATGATTGATGACTATGAAGACTCTGGCAAATTATATGACAGAGCTTTAAATGCACAAAAACATCTTGCTGCTGGACAAGCTAGAGAAAAAGAACAAATTGTAGCTCGTCAAAGAGAAACTCAAAAACAACAACAACAACAAACTGAAGAGTTTTGGGAGAGTGTTGCAACTACAATTGAACAAGGAAAAGAATTTGCTGGGATTAAGATTCCAGATCGTGAAAAAGCAAAGTTCTTTGACTACATCTCTAAACCTGTAGATAAGCAAGGACGTACTAAAAGAGACGTTGACTATGCTTCTGCAGAAATGGATGCTAAGTTAGCATTGGATTACTTGATGTATAAGAAGCTTGAGTTGAGTGATATTATCTCAACTAAAGTTAAATCAGCAAGTGCACAAAACTTAAGACAAAAAATTCAAAGCAACCAAGAAAGAGTAAAGAATTTCGGAAAGGCTGAGAAAGGAAAAATAAAAACATTTGATCCAGACCAACTGGATGTAAAGAGGCTGTTTGAAAAATAACGCAAATTAACTTTAAAAACTAAGAATCATGTCAGTAATGCAAGTTTTAAAGACGTACTATAACGATAGTCAGATGACCGATACTAACTCATTGGTTAATGCACTTATGGAACGTCCAGAGGAGTTATCTCCTATTATCACTCACCTAGCCGGTCGTGAAGAGAAAAAGTTCCCATTATCTTTCTTAACAGAAGGTGTTGGAAACACTAAATCTATCGATCGTTTCGAGTATGAGTACCGTGTTAAAACACACGAAATTAATGTTCGTCCAGTAGTTACTGGATTAGCTGCAGCCGCTGGTGCAGGTGGAGCTCCTTTCTACTTGACTTTCCCAGACAAGTGGTTCGTATTCCCTTACACTCTTGTTTCTCAATCAGGTGTATTGGCACGTATCATGGCTGAGCCAGTTGCAGACGGTGCAGGTTGGAAGTATACTTTGAAAATCGTATCTCCTGACACTGCTAACGTTCCTGCTGCTGATGTAGCTGCTGGATCTCTTTGGGGTCAATTGTATGCTAACGTTGGAGTGGATTTCTCTCGTGGAAATGCTTCTAACTGGACTGCTCCAGGTTTAGTTCGTTCTAAAATTGGAACTATCCGTAAATCTTATCACTTCTCTGGAAATGCTAAAGATTACGTTGCACAATTCGAACTTCCTTTGAAAGAAGGTAGCAAAACTAAATTGTGGATGAATTACGAAGAGTACCGTCACATGTTGAAGTTCAAAGAAGAGTGTGAAATGTACTACTGGTACGGTCAAAAAACTCACGATTCATCCGGTGTTTCTACCATGTTGGATGAGAATGGTCAACCAGTAATTTCAGGTCCTGGTCTTCTTGAGCAAATCATCAACAAAGACACTTACTCTACGTTGACTCAAACTAAACTTGAAGAAACAATTGGAGATTTGTTCTATGGTATGACTGACGCTACAGACAAGCAAGTTACCCTTTACACTGGTATTGGTGGAGCTCGTGAGTTTGACAAAGCTCTTAAGTCTTACTATGGTGCTAATGCTTTCTTACAAACTACTCAACCATACTTTATCACTGGATCTGGTCGTAACTTGGGAATCACCGGTTACTTCACTAGCTACCAACACGTTGATGGTTACTCAGTAAATGTAGTGAAGTCTCACTTGTTTGACCACGGTCCTGTTGCTCAAGCTTCTCAGAAGCACCCAGTATCAGGTCTTCCACTTGAATCTTACCGTATGGTATTCGTTGACCAGTCAACTTATGACGGAGAAAACAACTTACAAATGATCAATAAAAAAGGTCGTGAGTTACTTCGTTGGTGTGTTGCTGGTTCAGTAGTTCCTAAAGGATTTACTTCCAACGATAGCCGTGCTAGTGATATAGACGGTGCATCTGTTCATATGCTTAAGACTGCAGGTATCTTACTTCGTCGTTTCGATACCAGCTTAGATCTTAGATGTATTGCATCGTAATTTGTGTTTGGTTTGCACTAAAAAAGGGGCAGGTTTTGCCTGCTCCTTTTTATCTTTATAGCTTTAAAATATTAGGTTATTCTTTCCCCTAATACTTACTAATACAAAAAGAACAAAAACAAGATGAAGACAGTTATTATCAGAAGGTTAGAGGTTTTAAACCACTTACCAAAAGAGATCCGAGCAGGAGCAAAGATCAAAATCGGTTCAATTTATGTGAACCGTCAGCCACTCAAAGGATTGGATGGAGAGGAAGAAAACAAAGTTCTCTCAAAAGTAATTGATGTACCACCTGGACATGAGAAATGGCCAGAGAAGACCAAAGACTTCTGGGCAAGTTTATACTTGAAAGTTCCTTTTGAAGGAGTAGAGTTAAACATTGAAACAGATGAAAATGGAGCACCTGAAAATGTGATGGACTACATCCACTATCAGTGGTGTAAAAAGCACAGACAAGTTGCAGCAAACGAGGAAGAGATGAGAAACAATTCTGAAAAGAAGTTCTACATCTACGATCCAGCTAAAGACTTGTTAAAGAAACATGCTAGAGTCCAAGTTAAAAAGGATGCTGATAAGGAATTTATCAAGCTTACTGGAAACTTCGACAAGATGAGAGCAATTACAAGAGTATTAACTTCAGGAGATCCTTCAAGATTGTCTGAAATTGAACTCGAAAACAATTTGTACGAGCTTAAAGAAGCTGGTCCAGAAAGATTCTTACGTTATGCTTTAGATGGAGATCTAGAACTACGTGCAGAAATTGAAGAAATGATTGAGCAGTCAGTACTTAGAAGAATCGGAAATCAAGTTATCTTTGAGGACGAGACTTTAGGGGAAGACATTAAAGACACAATCATTTACTTCAAAAACAAGAAGAACTCTGGAGCATTAAACACTATGAGAGCTCGTTTAAAAGAAGTGAAACACTAAAACTAACTAGTCAATGACTGTTAATGAAATGCATATAGCTGTCAACCAAGGGGTGCAAAAAATTGCATCCTTCCAGGTTGACAACTTATTACCTCAGGAGATCGACCATGAGTTGAACCTTGCTATGATGAGATTCATCAAGCAAAGATTTAATGCTACGTCTAATCGTTTGGGGAAAGGTTTCGAGCAGTCACAAAAAAGAATAGATGACCTTCGTAACTTACTTGTAGAGAACTCAGGTCCTACTACAAGTGAAGGTCTTGTCTATACTTCAAACTATTCAAATGTCTATGTGGATCGGTATACCTTTCCACTAGACTATTTGTTCTTAATATCAGTAAGAGCTGATGTTTACTTTACTTGTAATGTAAATATTCAAAGCTTAATAGCACCAATACAAACACGTGTAAGTGGTGTTAGAGTAGATTTAACTCCTCCTGCACCTGGGTATGTATTAACTACCTTTGATAGATGGAGCACTTCAATGGGAGATTGGGAGGGAATAATGAACCTACCTATTGGAGAAACAATTACAACAGACCAGTTGTATGACAGCAACAACTATAACTTTGGTATAAGACCTTCAATGTCTTTTCCAGAAGGAACAGCTGGTGCTACATCACAACAAAATCCTTACTTAGATAGTAACCAAGTTTATTTAATTAATAATTCTTGGGATGGAACTATTTGGGGAGGAGGAAACTCTGTTTCAGTACAGTCAACTTGGATTTTACCAGGAAATATGGCAAGTGCAATTTATGTACAGCACTCTGTAACTGAAACAATTACTAAGACAACTAGAACCTATCCAACGGGAAGCTATAGAATAAGTTTAGCTTCTTTTGGGCAGCATGATGATATACTGTATATGATGGATGATCCATTCAATATGAGTTGGTACAAAGAGCCAACATATACAATCGAAGAAAATTACATCGATGTTTACACCGATAATCAATTTGTAGTACCGAATGTTAAAATAAAATACATTCGGAAACCTGTAGAAATCTCATATACTAATGGAGTAGGATGTGAACTAGCTGTTCACACTCACCATGAAATTGTTGAGATGACTGTAAAAAGTATACTGGAAGGTATTCAAGACCCAAGGTATCAAACTCAAACGATGGAAACATTCGAGAGTGAATAATTAAATAATGTGTTAAACGCCTAAATTTTAAACAAAATGGCACCTTCAAATCTAAATCAGGTATTTATTGCAAATAACCCTGATATGTTAAGCACTTCTACTTTTAGCAACAATGCTGCAGTTGCTTCTTCAAACGTTAATGTTTGGAACGTAGATACTGGAGCAAACATTGTGACTAATTTAACTGCTGCTGCAATTAAAAGAATTCAGATTACTCAAACAATGCCTAGTGGAAACTG